TACGTCTAATCTTGTGGATATAAGACAATATATGTATGCCGTGAAAAACGGTATTGACACATTAAACACTAAAGGGTTAACACTTAAACGATGAAAGGACAACTTTATATAGACAATAAGAACATCTTTACTGAATTGGGTGTCGCCACTATGCAGGGTAATTACGGTGAATTGGTAGCGTTTTCACCCTCTAAAACCCCGGACAGCAACGATTGGCCGGAAGAGGATGGAAAAGAGTTCGACCTTTCGGAAATGCATCTTGACACGAAAGACGTCACGCTTGAATTCGGCTTCTTTTCGGAGTGGGGGTATAATGACTTCGTAGTCCTGTTGTCTGATATGGGCTACCATGATTTCAACTTTCCGCAGTTGGGACGTACATTTAGATTGAGGTTATCCTCGCAGAACAGTTTTGAGATGTATAGTAACACCGAACGTTCCAAGTTTACTTTTGTTAATGACTTTCCGCGTCCGGATGGTTATGTTTATCAAGAACCAGTGAATAGCATTCCGCTACCGAAAGGCTACGAGCTAGATAATATGGACTTGTCCGCTTATGGTGTGCTCGTTCTCAAAGGCAGTAATGCGGAGATATTCAAAACCCCGGTTGTGAAGAAGAACTTCTTGCGGAACTTCAAGTCTCGGGATGGAGCTGTCTACGACGGTGAATACGTGAAGTTCCAGACGAAAGATGTGAACCTTAAATGTTTAATGCGTGCACCGGACTTCGATACGTTTTGGCGGAACCGTGACGCTCTTTTGTATGACCTCACTAGGCTATCCACCAAGACCGATGCCGAAGGATACGAGTATAAAGACGCGGAGCGCATGTTTTATGTTGACGAATGGAATGAAAACTATCCATGTTATTACAAAAGCTGCAAAACTGACAGCTTTAATCCTATTGATGGTATATGGTGGGCGTTTACTCTAACTCTTGTATTTACCAGCTTTCGACTTGGAAATACCGAATATTTGCTTGCTTCGGAAGCAGGGGAGTTTATAGTAACCGAAGATGAAAAATATTTTATTGATTTAGGAGATTAGAATATGATTACTTTACATAACGGCAATGAAACAATCGAGCTTCTGACGGATGATAATAGTTATTCCTATGAAGCTGTAATGGGCGAAGATGCACTTACACTGTATTTCTCTTATCCGGGCTATCTGAATGTCCCTGTAGGTTCATGGTGTGAGTTCTACGGCAAGCGTTATTCCTTGAAGAAAGACAGCAATTTCAAGAAGAACGGAGAAAGGAACTACGACTATACGCTTATCCTTGAAACCTCGAAAGCCGATACGGAACTTTGGAAGATACGCAATACGGTAGACAACCGTATCAAGTTCCCTTATACCGCCAAACCTAAAGAACACCTCAAACTAATTGTTGATAATCTGAACAGGCGTTCTTCGGGCTGGGTAATCGGTGACTGTATAGATGGTACGGAAAAGCTGATTAACTACAACCATACCTATTGCTTGGACGGTTTAAGCCAACTGGCAGAAATTTATGAAACAGAATATCAGATTACGGAAGCTGTTATAGAGGGTGTGCATACAAAGACTGTACACCTAAAGAAAGTCGAATACAACAAGGATAATCCCCTTACTCTTTCTTATGGTAAAGGACATGGCTTTAAAACTGGTGTAGGACGGGAAAGTGGTGACATTCCGCCTGAAATTATCCTTGTAGAAACGACTGATAGAAACATAGATTATTCTAAATACGGTGCGAAAGAATTGCTGATGCCCAAATCACAGACCATTCGTTATGACGGTACGCACTTCGATGGAGAGGACGGTTTCGACGTTGCTATCTCCCGAACTTATAAGACTGACGAATACGGTACGGCCGTTATGCGTGCCGACCATGAGCTAACCACTGCCAAAGAGGATAGCCTGGATTGCACAGAGATTTACCCGTCACGCGTGGGAAAGGTTAGTGAGGTTAGAACAGTAGATACGAAGAAGCATTTCTATGATTTTTACGATAATGATATTCCCGATAACCTCAATTTTAAGGATTATCTTATCGAGGGTGAGAAGATGACTGTTATCTTTCAGTCCGGCATGCTTTCCGGTAAAGAATTTGAAGTGAGGTACACCCATGTAGGGCGTAAATTCGAGATAATCCCGCAGGAGATAGACGGTATCACCATGCCGGACGGTGGCGTATGGATGCCGGAAGTTGGCGACAAATACGCAGTGTTCGGTATCCAGTTGCCCGAAGCCTATATCAGTGACAATGCTACAAGAACGGGCGCATCATGGGATGTGTTCCGGGAAGCCGTCAAGTATCTCTACGAACATGAAAACAAGATGTTCACTTTTACTGGTACATTGGATGGCATTTGGGCAAAGAAACGTTGGTTACAGGTTGGCGGTAAAATCGTATTGGGTGGTTTCGTGAACTTTACGGACAATCAGTTCCATCCCGAAGGCTCTCTTATCCGTATGGTAGGTATCAAACGGTTTGTAAATAACCCGTACAGCCCCGAAATAGAACTGTCCAACACTCCGGTAGGTACATCCGTTGCCAGTGAACTTAATAAGATAGAAACGAACGAGGTGCAGGTTGAGGAGAACCACAAGAAGGCACTTCAATTCACCAAGCGTTACTATCGTGATGCAAAGGAGACAATGGAAATGCTTGCCGACAGCCTGCTAAACTTTTCTGGTGCAATCAACCCGATAACGGTTGCCACGATGCAGATGCTCGTTGGTGATGAAAGCCTCCAGTTCCGTTTCGTGAACTCCAAGACCAACCCGGTGGTAGTCAACCATGATATTAGTTATAATCCGAGTACAAAGGTTCTGAACGTTCCGGCAGGCATCATCCAGCACATGACATTAGGGATTAAGACCTTATCCAATGCTCATGCAGCCGGTGATTACAAGTATTGGGATATGGCGGAATACAATTCCCCCTCACTTGTCAATCCGGAAAAGAAATTCTATTTATATGCCAAGTGTAGTAAGGATAACCAATCAGGGATATTCCTTTTGAGTGAAACTGCTATTGCGTTGGAACAGATAGACGGATATTATCATCTGCTTGTCGGTATCCTTAACAGTGAGAATAACGGGGAGAGAAGCTTTGCCACTTTGTACGGATTTACGGAGATACTGCCCGGACGAATAACTACGGATAAGATAGTTTCTTCTGACGGTAAGACCTATTTTGATTTGGTAGCGAATGAGATAGCCGGACGTATCAGGTTTTTGGACGGTCTTATTTCAGGTTTGGTCGGTATCGGTAATGGTGATGGCATCAATGCCGGTATGTCCGGTGAGGGAAATTCCGGTTCTGATGTACGTATATGGTCAGGTGCAAATGAGAAGAACAGGGAAAGTGCGCCTTTCAGGGTACTTCATAGCGGAAAAATGATAGGTACGGATGTGGATTTGTCAGGTATTATCCATCTTAATGCTGAATATGTTAAAATATCTGATAATTTTAATATTGATAGCGGGAGCCTTATAACAAACGCTGCGGATTTGGTTTTGCCAGAAATAGAAGGAGATTATTCACGCGTAATTCGTTGGGTAGTGCCAATGTTTACAAGGGTTCTTCTGCAAATACATTTAAAAACAGCTAATTCTAGAGTTTTTATAGCTCCTAATGGCGATGCTCTAAATTCAGTTTCATCGCTTTCAATTAATGTAGGAATGGATTCCGGGGAAATAGTTGGCTTTAAAAGGGATGGTTATACTTATTGGAGTGTATTCAAACATATACATGAGGAGTTGTAAACCTGCAAATAACAAACCTTTTGTCAATTGTTCGTTATCTGCGATGTAAAAAAATGGCAAGTCTGTTTCTCTGAACTAATTTTGTGAAAAACAGAGAAATGGGTATGTTATTTAGAAAATTATCAATGTGTTTGCATAAACTGTGTGAAGATGCACGGGGCTTTGATAATAGACTTTTAAGAATAGTAACATAGAATACACAAGCCTTTGAGCTAACGTACCCATACGTTGTGCTCAAGGCTTTTTTATTGATATAACATTATGCCGTTAATAAAGAAGAAAATATCAGAGTTGCCTCTTGCCGATAGCCTAAAGGGATTATATACCATTGGTTACAAAATCATAGATGGTATCAAGACCAGTGTAAAGGTTAGCTTGGAAGATATTCAGACCGCTTATCAGGATGTCGTTAATGCAATTAAAAAATCCGAGGAAGCGACCAGTAACGCAAACAACGCTGCATCCAATGCCGAAGAAAAAGCCGCCGCCGCCAATACAGCCGCCCAAAATGCCGAGAAGGTTGCCAACAATCCGACATACATCGGCAAAGACCACTATGTCTATGTGTATAACAAGGATACGGAAAGTTTCGACAAGACGGATATTTATTGCAAAGGTGAACCGGGAAGCTCTTTCCGTGTTGCCGGCGAATACGACACCCTTGAAGCCTTGAAATCCGCTGTTCCCGATGGTTCGGCAGTTGACGGGTTCATGGCTGTAGGTACGGAAGCTCCTTATGATTACTACGCATGGGTAAGTTCTGCTGGCGGAAATAACCCGGACCCATCCCCTGATGGAAAGTATTTATTATTGTCGGATGACACTCCGTTATTGTTGGCTAACGAAGAGCCAATATTACTTGCAGATAACGGAGAACGGGTTGCAAGTAATGGTGAATGGGTAAACCAGGGTAAGATAGGCGGCATAGAAGAAGCGCCAACTGATGGAAAGGCATACGGTCGTAAGAATGGGGATTGGGCGGAAGTTTCTGATAAGAAATATGTCGATGACAGCATTTCAAGCGCTCGTAGTGTTGGCTACATGATGCAGCTTACAGAGATTGACGCTTCCGGGTTGGATGAAAATACGTGGTATCCGGTTATTATTAAATTAGATACTCTGAATTTCTACAGGATAGAAGTTCATGCGACACTTGGTATGACTGGTTCCCCGTCATGGGCTGAACATGATGAAGGTTTTGTTACTCACAAAATTTGGGAAGTTAATGCTGAAGGATATGGAACTGCTCAAATAGTTCGTAATATTTTTATATCTACTTATGGATTTGCTAATATAGACCCTGTAAGAGGTATAGGTCAATTAACTCGAAATAGTTTTGAATATGTTTATGTACGAGGTGGTGGTAAATATCAGTTTTACACTTCTCATAAACTTAATATTCAATTGATAACAAGCAGGCTTGAAGTTGGATATGAAGAAGTTATAGAACCAACTACTGAAACCCCTGCGGAAATAGTGGCGAATATAGCGACGAAGAAGTATGTGGATAGTTATTTTAATATAGTAAAGATTTCATCAGAAGCTTCACTACAATTAATTACAAATCAATTCGTTAAAGGTGAAGAAGTTGAAAGTAAAATAAATTTTATTTTTCAAAGTGTTGAAAATTTTAAAGCTATTGTAACAAGTTTGTTAAAAGATAATCTTTTATTTTTTACAGTTTCGGAAAATGAGTCTTTTAAGATAAATACTTCTCATATTTATTGTAATCCAAATAGCGGAGCTTATGAACTTTCATTTATTTTGACTTATACTGGTATTGCAAATGTTGATGTTATTAATGTTTTTACAAAAAGAGTTTTTATTGCTCTTAATGCAACAAAAACAAACTTTTTTATAGTTCAAGATTTAGTTCAATCCGACAACCTCATCACCCTCACCAAGAAAACCGCTGCCGAGTACAAGGCTATTGGCTCTAAGGATGCCAATACAGCATATTGTGTAACCGATTAAAACAACAATTATGAGTAACGAAAATAGTAATCTTAGAGTTGGTTCGGCTGGAGCTGGGCTGTTTGTGGGGGGCACTGAAATATTGGGAGGAGGCGGAATAGCAAATTTACTGAAAGAAATTACCATTGCACCGGATTTTATAAATATGGGTCATGCAAGTAGGATTTTGATTGCCAACCTTAGTGATAATGATGAAATAACTCTTGAAAGAGAGGGTTCTCCGACTATCATTCCTGCACGCCACATAGAATGGTATAGTTTAAATGATTATAATAGAAAATTTAATGTTTCAAATTATGGAGATATACCAGTTAGATGTTTATCTGCCCATGTAGAAAGCGGTTCTGCCATTCCTAATGTTGCATTTGAAGACCTTATAGCTAACAGGGGGGACCATTGCATAAACTATACTTTTTATTTTACTGCATTGCTAATATTTAATACTATTTGATATGAAAACAATCTTTTTAAACAGCCGGCTCGCCAAACTGATACTCTTTGGCAGCTACACAACAATCATGTTCTTCGGCTTCATCCTTACGAAGCTGAAAGAACTGTCCGAAACAATCATACGTCATGAACGGATACATCAGAAACAGTTCTTCGAGTGTATGGAGATAGCGGCTATCCCGTCCGTATTATTGTCACTCTATGTCAGTGCATGGTGGTTGCTCCTTATCCCGCTATTCTACTACATTCTTTATTTGGCAGAATGGTTTGTGAGCTTCGTGTATCACTTGTTCACAGACAACAAGATTGGGGACGGTAAGGTCAATAAAAATGCTTACCGTGCGAGCGCATTTGAGATGGAAGCCAAACTCAACCAGGATAATCCGAACTACTTGAAAGAACGTAAATGGGGAGCGTGGTTCCGCTATTACGGCAAGATATGAAAATCCCGTCCTATTCTCACGAGCAAAACGGAATGACAGTAGTTCGCTTATTTGATAAGAGACACAAAGATAGGAATAATTGACAAATAACGATAAGATGAGTACAGAAGTTGTAAACGCAGCCCTTCAAACAAGTAAGGGTATTAGTGATTTCGGAATGATGGCTGTTGCCGCAGGTTTCTTTTTGGTTATATGCGGTGTAATGTGGTTCTTTATATTCAAATGGTTCAAACATTTGGTGGATAATGTGATAACCAGGCAGGAAAAGGTGATAAATGATTTGCTCGTGGAAACCAAGGCTCAAAATGAGGTTCTCTCTGATATTAACGAGGGATTGAAGCCTATTTCTCAAATGCAGATAAATTCGGTTTGCAACAACTTCTTTGACCTTGATTGTGAAAGGCTGTGCCGGTTGGTCCGCAATGTGCGCGATGAGAATAATATTGATGATAAGCAGAAGACAAGAAGAAAGATAGAAACGCGTTGTAATGCCATAATCAAGAAGCGGAGTATTGAACTCGACAACTTTATTCATCGCGGGAAAAGGCTCAGTGAGTTTATGTCTACGGATTGGGTAAAAAAGTTTTCGGATATAATAGAGTCGGAAATTTATAATCCTATCGGCGCCAATAATGCACGTGCCTATGCCAATATCAAAACAGCTATAGATGAGGTTAAGGTTGAATTTTTTAATAACATGAATAAATAAGGAGTAACAAAATGAAAAAGAAACTGATTATCGCAGCGATTGTTATCGCTATCATCGTGGGAGTTATGCTTTACATGCACTACACACCGTTTTGGGTGAACCTGACTACTGTTGTATCATTCGGTGTCGGTGTTGTTGCCGGATGGGTGGCTCATGTGGTTTATGATAAATATTTCAAGGAGGACGCGCAGAATGAAAATATTGATTGATAACGGACACGGAAGTAACACTCCGGGCAAGTGTTCACCAGACGGAAGATTGAAAGAGTATGCGTATACCCGTGAGATTGCCACACGTTTGGAAGCGGAATTGCGCAAACAAGGTGTTGACGCAGAACGTATCGTCAAAGAGGAAATAGACGTTCCTCTATCGGAGCGTTGCCGTAGGGCGAACGAATACAAGGCAAGTGACACAATCCTCGTATCTATCCACTGTAATGCAGCGGGAAGCGGCTCTGAATGGATGCAGGCACGTGGTTGGGAAGCGTGGACTTCGGCAGGTCAGACGAAAGCCGATAAATTAGCTGACAGCTTATATGCGGCAGCCGAACGACTTTTGCCGGGTATGAAGATACGCAAGGATATGACGGATGGCGACCCTGATAAGGAAAGCGGGTTCTACATCTTGAAGCACACGAAGTGCCCGGCAGTCCTTACAGAGAACCTATTCCAAGACAATAAGGAAGATGTTGGCTTCTTATTATCGGAAGAGGGGAAGCGGGCAATAGTGGACTTGCATGTGCAGGGAATTGTGAACTATTTGAATAACTCTAAAAAGTAAACATCATGGCAGCAGAAGTTTTATCATTTCAACAAGAAGAAGGCAAAACAGCGTATTACGCAACGTTTGTCAGTGACGGTAATCCCGTTACCATACAGATAAAGAACAAGGGCGGATATGTGACCGCTTTCGCAGGAATTGATGATTTGGAACCCGTTCCACTTTATCCCAACGCATCCCAATATAACGGTGCGTCCAATACGATTTTCCGCATCGTAGGGATAGCGAATGGCATAAACGTCACAATCAAGAGTGCTACCGAAGTATTGGAAGCCAAAATTATTAAAGAGGGATAGCCTATGAACCCAATCACTATCCCCAACATCAGCATTCCGACAATCGGTATTCCTACTATCAGTATACTTACTATAGGGTATTCATATATCAAGGATAATAAACCGGGACCAAACCCATCCCCTGATGGAAGGTATTTATTATTATCGGATGGCACTCCGTTATTGTTGGCTAACGAAGAGCCGATATTACTTGCAGATAACAAAAAATAAAATGATAAAAAATAAAAAGATATGGCAGAAGGATTACAAATAGGACAACTCCCTCAAAAGGAGAACTTAACCGGAAACGAGCTGATACCTTTTCAGCAAAGTAGTAGCAACGGCTCAATGAGTACCGCTACATTGAAGAAATACATCGGCACTGGTGGTGGCACTGGTGGCAGCACTGACTATATGAACTATATCACCGAGTATAATGTTTCCGTCCAGCATCCTACTTCGGGAATTGACGGGAGTAACAAGTACAGTCTGAAAGGCGCCATTGCCCAAGTTCCGCAGGAACTTAGAAATATCGGATTGAAGGTGTCGTTCATAAATTCAGTTGGAAAAGTAGAAACGTGGGAGTTCCAGGGTGGAACATTCACAAGCATTGATAATTGGATTCGGCAAGCACTGAATGTGGATGTTGAAAACATATCTGTGAATAAAATATCCTCCGATAAAATAAAATCAAATAAAACGATTGATAATTCGGGCAATATTATTTCTTCAGAAGGAAGATGTGTTGTTGACGGCTTTGATATAGGTGACATGGATTATCTGTATACAAATTGTTATGGAATCTATTTTTACAAGAAAACAGAAAACGGCCTTACTTATCTAAATTGGAAGAGAGCCAATGCTGCCACGGGTAGAAATATAAGTAAAATTCCCAAGGAAAAAGAGTCTAATTACTGTAGGTTATTATATACAACCGAAGTTCCTGGTAAATATTTTTCGGGTAAAGAGAATTTTATTTTTACAGAATTTGGAGTTGCAGAAGTTCCTATTTTGGATTATAGCAAAAACTTAATAACAGAATCAATTCTAATCAAAGGATACAATACAACCAATGGTTCTCTATCTGTCAATGAGGAATATAATACGACTCAACTTATAGATATAAAAGATGCAAAAACTGTTTTTACAAATGCTTATTCTGTAGCATTGTTTACATCAGATGGTTCATATATTGGATATACCGGCAATCAGACAGATTCATTTCGGGAACTTAAAATAAACCAAAGCCCAGCCTATAGATACGCTGTCTTTAACTTTAACAAGAATACTCATGCTTTTGTTTCATTGCATTATTTCCCTTGTAATCCCAATTCTATTGATATGGATTCAACTATGAATCATGATGAGATACTTCGTATGGCTTTCTCCGGAAAGAAAATGACATCGTTTGGCGACTCAATTGTAGAACTGGCTTCATGGCAGAAGTATGTATGGAAATATTTTAATATGGCTGACCATTATAACAGAGGTATTGGTGGGTCTAAGGTTACATCAGTTGGATATAAAAACAAGCTTGTTGATGAATCTGGATATTATCATGCAAGCAATCCTTCAGAGGGGACAATATCAATAAAGGATTATATGTGTGGAGATGAGCGGGTATCTACTATACCGCTTGATACTGATATATTGATTATTTATGCGTCAGCAAATGATATTTCAGGTAGTGTTGAACTAGGGAGTATAGATGATGGAGATGAGACACATTTTTACTACGCTTATGCCTTAATGATAAGAAAAATCATCAAAAGAATCCCCAACGCTAAAATTTTTGTATGTACGCCTCATAACTTTTATAATAAGTATGAAGATGCGGATTATCCATATAAAAATAATCAGAATCTAACTATATTAGATTACTGTAAAGTCATAAAAGATATTGCAGCAATATATGGCATTCCTGTCATAGATGTAAATGGGTTAAGTGGAATATCAACTTTAACAATAACCAAAGATTTGGGCGACCAAGTTCATCCTAATAATATCGGAGGGCAGAAAATAGCCAATGTTATAATCAATACACTTATAAGATTTGCTCCAATTGGTCTGCAGGAACCACGGGTAGAAGATATATTTCATTAACTAAATTTGCATAATGCTAACTCAAAATATGAAAAATAACATCTTAGGTGCGGTGGTCTATCTATCCACCGCCATAGTATTCGGTGGCAGTACTGCACTGCTGATGCTCTTTATCAAGGAGAACAGCGACCGTTGCCACTACTATAACGGCAAGTGGAACAAAATAGACTTGCTGTGTGGAGCTGTCGCAATATGTGCGGGTATGGTTGTAAATCATTATTTGTTGAGGTTATGAAAAAACTACCCTGGCTATTAGTTGTATTGCTGGCAATCGCTTGTGTGGCGGTTTGGTTCCGTCCGCACGAGCCTTTGCCGGCAGAAATCCGTACCGAAACAAAGATACAGACGGTTGTCAAACTTGATACGGTTATTATCTCCGCACCGATAGCTGTCTTTTGGCAGATATTGCCGAATGACACAGTACGTATAGGTGATACCTTGCTTCATCGCAAACGGGTTGTGTATGAAGATAGCCTGTATCGTGCGGTGGTGAGTGGATATGTAGACCCTCGGCTGGATAGTATGACTGTGTATCCGAGAACGGTTTATCAGACGGTGACGAATGACGTCTATCATCCGGTCCCCGTTAAGTCGAAGAAAAAGCGTTGGGGATTGGGGTTGCAGGCTGGGTATGGGTATCCGGGCGGCATGTACGTAGGCGCAGGAATAAGTTATAATCTATTTGTATGGTAAGAAAGAAATTAACGATGTAGAAGTTGGCTTGTAGCTGACACTCTTTCGGGGCTTAGAGTATAAAGAAAGCCCCCAACGAAATCACGTTGATATTGCCACATAAAAACATGATAAAGCATAAGACCCTTTCCGTTGGAGGCTTTAATATCTTCAACACGGTATCTTATGCTTTGTTCGTATATAATCAAATATTTTATGTGGCAGGGCAAAGATAAATATAAAATTCAGAAAAACTATGTGTAAGTCAGAAATCTTTGCCGAAACAATCAATCTCGTGGCGCAGGAGACCGAAATTACCGCCAGCCGAATACTATCTTCGGATAAGGATACGGAAACCGTAGACGCCCGCTATTTGCTTGTACAGTTGCTTGTCGAAAGGGGAATGTATCCTTCGCAGATAGCTCCTAAAATCCACAAAACCAAACGCGCGATAAACTACATGATTTCCAATTTTCAGGAACGTATGGAAGGCGGGAAAATGTTGAGAATATATTGGGAAAACATTAGGAAAGTGTTGGGAAACAACTGATTTCATGGCAGATTGCGTATTTATACTTTTGTGATGCGGTTGATTTTGACCGTAATACAAAATATAAATCTCTATGGAAAGAACGTATGTCTTCAATCAAGACGGGAACAACGGAAATGGTGGCGGAAGCAGATTCGACATCATGGCTATGTTGCCCAACTTGATGGGAAGCAAGGGTGTAGATCCCGGGCTTCTCGCTTTACTGAACCAGGGACGTGGCAGCCAAGACCAATGGGGCGGCTCGTGGTGGTTCATCTGGATTATCCTTTTGTGGTTCTGTTGGGGCGGCAACGGCTTTGGCAACCGCTTTGGCAATGGTGGCGGTCTGCCTGCCGAGCTTAACGGTGATGTCGGTCGTGAATACCTGATGTCAGCTATTCAGGGCAATGGCAATGCCATCAACCAGCTTGCTTCTTCTTTGAACTGCTCTACCCAACAGTTACAGAGCGCCCTGTGCAACATCCAGGGACTTATCGCCAATGTAGGAAATCAGGTGGGCATGTCAAGCCAGCAAATCATCAACGCATTCCAGTCCGGAAATCAGGCTGTTCTTACTCAGATTGCAGATTGCTGCTGCAGGACTCAGAACGCCATTACCACAATGGGCTATGAGAACCAGCTTGCGATGTGCAATCAGACCAACGCGCTTGTCAACACAGCCAATCAGAATGCCCTTTCATTGCGTGACGGTGCGACCGCCAATACCAATGCTATCCTTGCGAAGCTGGACGCCATGCAGAACCAGGCATTGCAGGACAAGATTGCGGCTCTTACAGCAGAAAAAGCCACTTTAACTGCTGAAATCTCCCAACGTAACCAAAATGCTACTATCCTGAATTCAGTAGGACAACAGATTGCTCCTTTGGCAGCAGGTTTGCAGGCATTGCAGTCCGATGTCGATGGAATAAAATGCAAGATGCCTAACACTGTTCCGGTTGTTTACCCTAATATTCAAGCCATCAACACAGATTGTTTCCGTGCTGCGGCTTTCGGTGCTTACGCCGGTGATGCAATGTATGGACGTGGCGGTTGTGGTTGTAACAACTACTGGGGTTAATTCCGGTAAGAAAGGGGGTAATTATGTGGCCTAACTTTTTTACAGGATTTCCTTTCTTGTTCCCTACTATTGGAAGGGCTAATTTCAATACCCTTCCTACGGTAGCCGTAACAGTCGGCACGGAGAACGTGACTTTGGAACTTCCTAACCATGCGTTCCGTAACAGAAGCTATGTAGGCGGTTTCTATGTCAGTCTCCGCCAGGCAATACCAGCCGGCACGACTGCTACACTCCCGATACTGATAGGGACTAATGGGGATACAAGACCGTTGCTGGCTTACAACAATGAGCCGGTGACTGTCGGCAACCTTGCCGGAACGGGTATCTACGAAATTCACTATAACAAGTACACCAACGAACTGTTCCTTGTTAACGGTGGGTATCGTCCGACAACCGCATCGACACCGACTCCGACAGCAGAAGCAACCGCTCAAAAGAGCAAGTAGTTAACATGGGGCTTTGTGGTTGTTTCCAAAATGGGAATAGCCACTCCCCTTTAAAATCAAACCAATATGTTTCAATCACTTCGTACCAATAACCAGTTGTATATACTTCATAAGGATGCTAACCCGTTTATCGAATACGGTCCGGTAGTCAGCGTTTCCGCTCCCAAGCCGAAATATCCTATGGCATCTCCTATGGGACAGTTGCCCCAAATGGAAATGGTTGTGGACGTCGTTGTCTGTATCAACGGGCAGAACACGACTTTCCAAAATCTACCTGCCGGCATGGATATAGCCGACTTCGGACAGAACGGCAATATCGTAGTGTCATGCTCTCGTGATGCGATGAACAACGAGGTCGCTTCTATGAAGCAGAAAAGCATAGACATTATCAATAGCATGGACTTCCACAATTCCGTCATTGCGGGATGTGACAAGATGCTGACGCTCTTGAACCCCGAATTTGCAGAGAAACAACGTCAGGAGCAGGAAATATCATCTCTGAAAGGGCAAATGGCGGAAATGAGCAAGAACATGTCCGACCTTATGGATTTGAACAAACGGCTTATGGAACAGCTCGGAGTTGCTGAAACATCTAAAACAAAGAAATAATATGGGAATGTGGGAAATATTGGAAGAAGGACGCGGAGAATATGACCGTGACTTCGGTATGAGAGGCGGTAATCCTATGGAAGAAGCCTATAGAGAGGGTTGCCGTTATGGTTACGAGAAAGCCATGCGTGAAATGCAGGGCGGTGAAATGGGCTATCGTAACAGCGGTGGTTCACGCGGTGGAAGCTATAGCGGCGGCTCAGATATGGGCGAACGCCGTATGCCGGGTTACTTCCCGGAATATCCGGTTTACAGCGAACGCCGCGGTTCACAGCCTTACGGTGATGATATGGGCGAACGCAGACGCAGACGCGCCAACGGAGAGTTTATGTAATGGAGAGGGGATTATTCCCCTCTTTTGCCAATCACTTAAAATCAGGAAAATATGAAACAAAGATTAGATACATACGACAGAATACCGCCTGCAATGGCTGACTATCTCAGCCAGTACGGATGGCATTTCAGCAAGAAGATGTGCCTATGGGCTGTTTCCCGCATGAAGATGGAAAACAAATCTACGGGCAAGGAGGAAAAACTTGAACCAATCAGCAAAGAGCAGGTAGAGGAACTTCTTAAAAAGTACAGTGTAAACCTGGAGAAGGACGCAGGATACGACAGCGTTTACGTGGCAAACATGGCGAAGTCGGATTACTACAAAAGTTCTATCACTGACGAAGCACATCTCGCATTGTTCATTAAGGATTACATAGATGATGTGGACGCTTACAATGGAATGCCTTTCACTCGGTTCTATGCCGACTGCATAGGCTCCGGCAATCCTATCATGTGGGAACAGATGATGTAGCCTATGATAATACAGGAATTTTACATACCGGATTATGATTGGGAAGTAAGGGTATATTATGCGGTGGACTGCTATTATACCGACCGTATCATCGCTGACCTTCAGCGGGTGGGATGCAGGGGGCTGGATTTGGTGAATGCCTATAAGAACATGCGCTCCTGCAATCTGAATACGGGTATCACTTACTCCAATATCCGAAACAGGCAGACCGTAATGGTTATAGCCCTTACTTCTTCCCCGGCAGAGTTTCAGAACTCTTTCGACCATGAAAAGGGGCATCTATGCCGGCATATCTCACGGGCGTTCGGCATCGACCCGTATGGAGAAGAAGCGCAGTACCTTAGCGGATATGTGGGACAGAAGATGTTCCCGGTAGCGAAGAAATTTTTGTGTGAACATTGCAGACGTAGCTTATGTGGAATATAGTACAAGCCATTTTATCAGGCAAATCACGGGAAGAAGTATATAACATGCTTTCTCCCGAACAGAAAGAGACGCTGAACAGCCTTGCCATAGCAAATGGTATAAACCGCCAACAACGTAGAAAACTTGAACGTGATGCGAAAAAAGGATTACATAGACGAACTGCTTGAATTGGCGGACAATGTCCTTTACATGGACTATTGCCGCCTTTTCCAGGTTATCCAATGGAACGTTTAGAACGCTTTGAACGGGTTCTCCATTGGGTTATACCGCTTGCTGTTTTGGTGAGGGTATTAGCTTGGTGTCTCTAATTCTTTTACATCCTCTAAAGCCTTATATAGCACATATAGCGTACCTATGTGACATTTGAACAAGTCGGTAGCGCCTTCTTCTACGTATTGTGCGTAATCAAACACCAGTTCGATAAGCTCCCCTCTAAGTTCTTCGGGTGTTATGCTATGTTTGAATAATTCGTCTATTGCGCTAAGGTCGTATTGCTTTTTAGCGGGTGTTGTATTTCTTTCCATGATGAATATTTGTTTAGTCTTTTATTTAAAATGTAATTCGTTGTAAATCAGCCAAACTATAATTTTGTAGTTTGGGAACGAATTGAATAAAGCTTGCCCACCTCGTTTATAAAGCGAGCAAAGCTTGATGTTATTTGTTTTTACGTTCCTCTTCGAGCATTTCCTCTACATAGGAAACTTCATCGAGGTTAAAATCAAGGATATTTCTTACGTCCTTGTGTATTTGGATAAGTTTGTCTCTATTGTCACTGAACTTATCCATTGCCCTAATATCCCTGATTATGCGTTGGATAAATTCGCAAACCAATGTAATACCAATAGCCATTCCGTCAGCCGTATATTGCTCTACTGCCTTATCCATAGCCTTATCCGCAAAACTCATTGGAACCATATTGCCGTTTTCATCTTGCTTATAAGTAGCAATTTCTTTTCCGAAACATTCCTTAAAAGCATCGGATAAAGAAAAACTTGCATGAGTTTTCAAACAAGAAATCATGTACTGTAAATCGGCACAGGTAGTTTCTTGCACAATATCCCTCCAATCATCTTGCACCATTTCACCAAGAGCTGTATGATGTCTCAAATCATCTTCGGTTAGGTTTAAAGTTCTTATGCTACCGTCCTCATTGTAATCTGATTCTTCACCTCCATATTCGTTGATAGATTCAATCCTTTTTGAACAAGCATAAAATTTCCACTTCCCTTCGTATTCAGAAAAGTATTTATTGAGGGTATCATCCCATTCATGAAGCCTTGATAAAGAGCGATAAAACCACAGTTCCCATAAACAACTCTGATAAAACCGTTCAGCAAAGTCTCTATTTTCTTCCTTAGTATCTTCAAATGTTTTTGGAGCAAATAATATCTTTACTATATCGAGTTCGTTAATAACTTTATTAAAATAGATAGCTAAGGTACAATCTTCTTCTACCCTGCACATAATGTCATAAAACGGAGTTCTTGCATCTCTTTTCATAATTATGCTCCTATTAATGTTTTAAACTTATTCAAGAAATATACTTGTCCTCTCCCGGTCACATAACATGTATGTTTTATGAATATGGGACTATCACCTGACACTATGGGTCTTTCCCTTACAAAGAACAATCCCATTTCGATAGCCCGCTGTGTGGGCATATAGTCATTTATGTATTTATCCTTCGACTTGCTGTATCTTTGCTTTCTGATAAGGTATTTGTTCTCTACCATCCAGTCGTAAAGCCTTATTTCTCCGATGTTATATCCGTTTTGGGTAATGAGTTTTGCGAGGTCTCCTACAAGAATGTTTGTAGCTGAGCCAGTCACGCAGTCTTTGAATATTACAGCTGGTTTTGTTTCCTCTATGATAGCCTGTTTTTCCTCTTCTTTCTTCTTTACTTCTAAAGAAAGCATTTGGTTCTTCTCGTATTGGTCCGCCCATGCCCGCGCAGACTCTGCCGGATTATTGAAATTTGGAAGTTGGGGTTGGAGAGAATAGCTCCCGGTATTAATTACTGACGGGACAACATCATCAAATATCCAACTCTCAAACTCATCAGCTTTCGGCATTTGGCTTTTGGCGGTTAGCCGGTAGATGTTACCTTCGCTGATAAACTTCATTTGCTGTGTTCTTCCCATTGAATCTATGACGTCGTGAATCACGACGCCCTGTGATTTACAGTGTCTTGCGATAGCGTCACGCGTATTTGAATACTGCAAAGAGGTTGCAATATCCATTCCGCAAAACCAAGCCTTTTCATTTTTTATAAACATGCGAACTTTACCGAATAGAGGGTGTTCGTAAACCATAATTTCGCTCGTTTCGTGAGCAGACGTACCCAATACTGCAATGTTTGTGCCGTTTAAGTAATTTCCATTTAACTGTGCCATAGATTTATTGAACTTTATTGGCATTATAGGGCTGGTAGCCTGCCCATATCCGGCTTTTCGGATAGGGCAAAGAAAAAGGCTGCCCTGTCCCATTGTTCAACCTATCCAAAGGCAGATATAGCATTAACTATACCTATGGGGGTGGCAGCCACTATATTGTAGCGTCAAACTCGCAAGCATAAAAAATGCCCGCTTATGGCAGGCTTCCGCTTGCCTTTGGATAAAAGTTGAACGCTGCAAATATACCTCTAATTTCTATAACGCCAAATAAAAAACTTAATATTTTACTTTTCTACCCCATATCATCGCGTTATACAACGAAGTGGCATACATCTTAATCTCATCCTTGCTTTCAAGGAAATCAACCTTAGAGGCTGCTATCATAGCCTCTGCATAAATCTCTTTGTTTAAAATATTATTCTCTTTCATGTTATCTGCATTTAACTTTTGTAAGTCCATACTTAGCCAACCTTAGATATATCGTCCTTACACTTACATTCAGCATCTCTGCCATTCTGCGGGGCGGTATCTTTTCTTCCTTGTACAACTTGGTAATGTTTTCTTCCGAAAGCGGGTCGACAAAAGGTTTCTTCGGCTCTGCTATCCCCATCCGTTTACGTGCTTTCGCTGCATATGCTTCATTTTGTTTGTCTTTTGTGACGTAAATAACAGTGGTCTTGTTAAGGCGTAGAGGGAATAGCCTTCTTTCCACTTCCTTGTGTTGTTCGGCAAGGCTTTCTACATCCCCGTTGACCGTAGTGTCAATCTTCTTGTATTTGTCCGGGATGCGGGAATGTCTGTCTCTGATTATTCTGTCTGCTCTTCTCATGACTTCTCTTCATTGTCTGAAAACACTAAATTTTGTACTTCTTCTTCCCATATATCTCCCTCATTTCCTTCAAAGTCAAGATATACCGTATCTTTAGGGCTTGGATTGTTGAAACTAGAAAGCAGCCCTATTACCTGCATGGGTATGGAAAGTCTTTCTCCTTGTGGTGACGGGAGTTTTATTCTCACCCGGTCACCGATTTTTAATTCTGTTATATCCATTATTTTATTATACTAAATTTATGATACCATTTATCTGCATAACTGAACCATCTTATAATGAATGATTTGCCGAAGAGGGTTGCTTTGTATAGTTTACTCATGTGTTTCTTTGTTCTTTAATTTATCAAGGAACTTGCTATCTCCCGAATAATTCACACCGATAGCCTTTTTACTTTCAACAATCTGTTCCAAAAGGGTTATAGCTTCCTTTTTTACTTCTTCTACTTCATTATAACCGCAGGCTTTATCAACCAACTGCTCCATAGTCGATTTAGGCTTGGAAAGCTGTTCTTTGAGCTTGTTTAATCTCCAGTAGCAGTAATCAATTGTGGCGATGTGCTCTAATTTACTCATGGTTGTTTTATTTCAATAACTCAATGTTATCGTGTATGTTGCCAATAACAAGACAATCTTCATTACTAAATGCTTCTCCAAAGAAGTGGAGATGTAGCCAACCTTTTTTATCAAGCGCAAATCCGGCATAATGATTACTGTACATAACCTTGCATATATCTCCGTTGCATTCAACAATATCACCTTCGTATATTTCTTCACCGTTCTTATCACATAAGCCGGTGAACTGACCAACAGTTTCAGCCCATACGTCATCGCACCGGCAGTCTTCCGGAGAATATATCTTTGCCTTGTCTGTGAGGATAAGTCCGTTTTCGTCCTTTCCGGCAGTATAGAAAAAAGAGAGAAATCCATATATCCATTTCCCCGTATCAGTACTTTTTCCTCTGAATTTTATTTCACGCTTCATAATCAATATCTTTTCTCGTTTTTAATCAATCAGTTCAAATTCATAAACGAATACATAGGGATTGGATTCCCATGTACCTTTGCCGGAGACTTTATCTATGAGGGCGGCAAAGGCTTCACGAGGAGTATCAAAGTCGGTGCAGCCAATCGCTCGCCAATGTCCCAATCCACAGACGCAATATTTTTTTGTTCCATCATATTCATATTGGCGAGTATTCAGTTCAACGCCCTCACGCAGGCAATCTTCATCGGAAATGTCTTGCAACCGTTCTATCTTGATGTTGGTAATGCGGATATGATGGGGCATGAGGTCAGCACGGACAAACATTTTATTTTTCCAACCGGGTGCGAATTTAGTTTTAGTATAAAATCCTATTCCGTCCCTATCATTAAGTGCAATTTCGGGATTCATCCCTAAACTTTCATAGCTTTGCGCAATGGCGACAAGTTCGCTAATTTTGTATATAGGCTTTATTTCATATCCATGAATACTCTCATAACCACTCTTCCAAAATACACTATTGCGTATTTGTTCTTTTGAAATTCTTCTCGTCATAGTCTTCCGACCATCCAATACAGCCTGGGTTAGACTGTATTTATCTGAAAAAAATATCTTCTTCATTTTATTATACATGTTTATATTCCCATTTAAAACCTCCTGCGGTCTTTGACCGACCTTTAGCGCAGTTGGTTATTGAAGTTATACATATCTTATTCTCTTTAGCGGCAGAGGTAATGTTTATATATTCCTCAATAAAATTTCCATTACAATCATATTTGATTATAGATTTTCCATTTTTATATCTAGTATCTTTATCGTCCGCAAATCTCCAAATAAAACCTATACATGTGTTGTGTTTTGGTTTTCTTAAACAACACCAATTTATTCCTGATTGAGCACACCCTAATGTTCTTGCAGCAACAGATGCAGACTCCCATTCTCTAACAATATTTCCGTTCAAATCATATTGAATGATTGGCTTACTCTTGCTTTTTGCTATTTTTTCGTTGTGACTGCCATAGTTGTTATTGTAATTCCTATCGCACCATTCAAGATTTTCAACAAAATTATTTTGTCTGTTTTCGTCTTTGTGATTGATGCAATCGAACTTTTCTGGATAGGGATTTTCAATAAATAATTGGGCGACTAATCTGTGTATTCGATATGTGTATATCTTTCTGTCTTTTTGAATGCGAATTGTCGGATAACCATATTTATTAAGATGAAACGATTTTTTCTTATGATTTTTAGAAAAACGAACATTCCCATAATTTGATACATCCAAATTGCACTCATTTAGGGTGATTGATTTCCAAATCTCATTGAACATTATCTTCTTCATTGTATCTTTTTTTTAACTCTTTCAAAACAATCTCCACACCTTTATCCAGTCCTTTCTTGTAACCGGATACATGCTCACCTATGTTGTAAACCAAGCATCCTGCAACGATAAGAATAACTCCTACAGTCCTATGCCAATAGAGAAAGGATACACTGAACGGTGAGAATGTCAGTCGGAAGTGACCGATGAATAATGCTGATATGATGAGTATCGCAAGAGAAAATATTAGGTTTGCTTTCATAATTATATACTCTTATTTGTTAATCATTAAACAAATCAACAGCTTTCGCAACCCAATACCATATCACGAAATAAAAAGCGTATTTGGCTAATCTTTCGCAAGCTTGTGAAGGCTCTAACCCGGCAATGAAATTCCACGTATTGTACTCATATACACAAATTAGATATGATATAACGATAGCAACCAGTATATATATAAATCTTCTCATAATCATATAAGTTTTAATGCTTCTTGTATCCCGGCTTCCAGTACTTCCTCGTAGCTTTTATAATGCACCAAAGGTCTGCCGGATAATCCTATCGAGCCATGGTTCGGAATTGTCAGTATATCATATAACCAATAGTCTCTATATATATAGGTTATTTCAATATGTAGGTTCTTGGTTTCACGCAGCCACTTTTGGGCGATATACAATGTTGGACACAAAAATTCAACTGGTTCGTCATCTATTTCCGTACAACACGACATACTTTGCGGAAGGTCATATTTTGTAATAACCTTATTGCGGCCTATTAGGTGTTCACACTTCCAATTGAAGCCCTTATCTTTCAGCTGCTTCGCAGTCTCTAATGTTACAAGTTCTTCAGTCATGGCTATTGTTTTTTCAAATTAATAATCTTCGTTTCGTAGTTGTCAAGCCCCTTTTTATGGGTACGGATAATCACTATACTATCATTGAGATAAGTCACGCTTCCCTCACTTGTACGGTGTTCTATAGGGTATTCTCCAGAGTTATTGCACCCGAATAGTGCAACTGTTGCCAAAATGATAATTATTTTCTTCATACTTTAAAGTGTTCAATCAGTTCGTTTACGGTAGCCTTGTGGTAATTGTCAATCTCAAAATCATTAGGCACCCCATAGAAATCCATTCCAGATAAACCTCCATCAGAGCCATCCCGGTATATACCCCAATCGCCCTTACCATTAGTGAATAATTGATTGTTGTCTGTATCATCCCTTAATGCAGCGATAGCTAGGAAAAGTTCTTCGTTGGTTCCGCAATCAACACTATCGGTTTCGTCAGGATGTGGAATGTTACTGAAAAACTCAACACTATATAGACTGTGTTCGGGTTCAGTGAAAATACATAAATCTTCGTTAAGTTCCGCCCCAAACAATCTATATCCCAACTTCTCCAACTTCTTCCGAAGCTCCGGTGTATTCTTTCTTATGAAACACGGTGTTGTAAATCCCATAGTTATTCCTCCTTATCTATTTTTGATTATTTCTCCAGCGTTTTTAGGTGTTTCACGATAATAAGATGTAACAGTTACTTTGCCACGCTCAACAAATGCTTCGCAACCAATAACGGCACAAACAGCATTAAACTCATGACACACAGATAGCAGTGAACATCTTTTACAGTTAATTTTATATTGTACCGCTTCATGCAGCACTCCGTCTATTATTATTCCGTTCTTTACTTCCATGATTACAACGTTAAGATTATATTGGTTTTTATATGCTCTATGGGGGAAACAGCTAACGCAGATTTATCATTTTCTCTGCATATATAAAACATGTTGCTAACTTTTAAACCCGTTTCGGTTTCAAGTTTTTCCAGAATATGAGCTATCTCCATTTCGGCTTTCGCTTTCTTGTTTTTTGCTTCTTCTATATCCATGGTTATTTCCCTTCCAATTTCTTTATTAGTGCATCAGCCACCCTCAAAGAGCCTATTGCAATATCATCATAAGTTTCACTGTCATCGTTTATTCCTAAAGCAATACAATACCCTTGCATAGCGGATTTTGCCAATTCATATCTACGTTGTTCCCAATCAATATTATCAGACCTTTCTTGAAGTATTTCAACCTCATCAAAACTTAATTCAATAGGACTCCCGTAACTATCACACTTGTCAAGTGTGACACGTGCGTAATCAGAAATATTGATAATTTCTCCAGTCTCTTTTATTCTCGCTTTCATTATTTACCCTTCTTTTCAACATATCCGTTTTTAATACACCAGCACAGCATCTCGTAGGCTGAATTAATAAGTTCCTTACTCTCTGTCAGGTTTAATATAGAACGCGAATAAGGCTCCATATATAAACATGTTCCGCTATTTGCAAGCTTCTGTAAGGTTAGTACATGTGTGCCAATAAAACAAGGCAGCTTATCGAGAATGTCCTGCAAAGTGTAAGTTTCATGATAATAGTCGTAATTCGTATCGGCATCCGGAGAGGTTACAACCATGTTGTCTGAATCTGATTCATTCCACTCAAAACACATGCTTCCATCGCTTGTATCCAGCCCAAGCTCCTGCAAATGTTTCATCTGTTCGACTGATAATACTTGTTTTGATTTCATAGTTTAGTCCTCCGTTTCTGTTTCAAAAGTGTTGTATTCAATATCGGCATTACTAACGCATTTGGGCATGTTCTTATCCCGTTCTTCCTTACTCAAATAAAGAAATATATCTTCGTCTGGATTGGAAGAATAACTATTCCCGTTCCAGACTGTTCTAATTATTCCATATATCTTCATATTCAATCTCTTTTCTCCTTTAACGCATAAGAAACAACACAGCAGCTACAGCCCAACCGGACAAAGCCATCATGTAAAATATGAATTTTGTATAACCAATCCATTTAGCTTCTCGATTGAATTTATTTATTGCTCCTTTTAAGTCTCCGAACCGTTCTTCAATGTTCCACATCACATTTTCTTTGACAATTTTCCTGAATCTCTCCCGTACATTCTCTGGAATGTAGAATCTGTCATCTTTATAGAAGAAATATGTAGAACAATTAATATGACAGTAGTCATTATAGTCCCCAGTATCTATATTGATTGTTATTTCTGCCACGCCTTTTTCTTTCCATAGGTCAATGGCGCGTTTTTCAATTTCTTTCTCATTGAGCTTGGCAAGGTCCGCAAGCTTGCTATACTCATATTCGTCTAACTGTACAATCTTTCTCATATTTAATCTCCTTTCTCCTTAATCCGTTCCAGTACATCCTTGTTGGCTTCGAGTATCTCATCGAAAGAGGGGATGGGAAACCATGCAACAACATCATCTATCACTTCATCATAAGAACCGCCATCCTTTTTTATCCATTCGTCTTTAGATGAAAAATATGCTCTAAATACATCGCCATTCGTAACCATTACAATACAATCATCTGACGAGTCATAACCAGCCTTGTCTTTAACGCTTATCCAAGGCGATTGCTTTGACTGCCAGTCTGCACCTTTCTTAAAAGCCCGTAATGCAACCGATTTTGCCAATGCCTTGATAGCTATACTGTCTCTTTCATCATAGGCAAGCTCTGCATCTTTATTATATGTACTTTCACTCCAATGAGTGCGGGCTGCTTCTTCTACTGTCTGTTTCATAACTTATCCTTATTGAATGTTCTGATTTATGTAGTTCACAATCTTTTCCAACTTGCTTGAAGCAAAATTGGTTTCATGATTTAATCCTCCATATTAGGTAGTAAATCTTCGATGTAAGCAAATCTATCTACCTCACCCCAAAGACTTTCGATTGTCAGATCAGTGAGGTTATCATATACCTTGAATTTGCCGTTTTTGAATATAACCAAAGCTGTTTTTTGCGCTTTATACGTTCGATTGTTACTATGCCATACGCTATTGATACGCCATTCAGAGCCGTTTTCAAAACCAAGAGCAATAAATTCCTTAATATCGGAAATACTGCCCGGAACTCCGCTTCTTCCGAATGAATCAATTACTGATTTTGCAAATTCTTTTGCTGTTTCTTTTACTGTCTGTTTCATAATCAATGACTTTTAATTTTCTTATATTTACCACATGCTAATATTAAATTTCCACTTTTGTGTAATTACTAAAATCACAATACAAGTATTGACACCAACCACCGAAGCGATATTTATCATTTAGATACCTACATTGGGAAGTCCACTTACTCTTTGTAATAATCTCGTACACCGTTCCTTTATGGATGAAAAGGTCGCCGACTTTTAAATTGGAAAGTTTAACTGTTTTCATTGGCACATTCTGCTATTCGCTAAAATCTATCTTCCCTTGTAGCACTTCCTCTGCATAATATTGGTCAAAAGACTTGTCACTAATCCACCAATTAAAACCGAATTCTGCATTGGTAAAGTTACGATTGAGATACCCGGCATCAATGAGCTTTTGTATGGTCTGAATCCATTTACGTTTTACATGGGGGAAGCGTTGCATATCCCTTATCTTCTGACGATAGTTCGACATCGGGCAAAGAATGCAGCCAATCCGTTTATATCCCTCATCATATAGCTTGCAGTGTGGTACTTTCACCACCTCATTCAGGAACTCCAACACATCACGTTCCGTCCAATTGATAATTGGAGAAACAAGTATCTTGTCCTTGCCTTTCACGCATGTTACCATCTGTTCTTTGTGTTCGCTCCACTGGTCGAAATTCCCGCTGAACTTATGGGAACTGATTTCGATTTCCTCACGCTTGCTCCGTCTTGTGCTTTCCTGCTTGCGGATTCCAATCAGCGTAACCTTTCCTGCACCGGATGTTTCCTTGAACTCGGCACAACACCATCTTATCGTTCTTGTAGGCAATAAGTGCTTTTTCAAAGCCATGTAGTAAATTGACATCTTAGGCTTTATCAGCTCCACATCCGGATAATTCCGTTTCACAAAGCGAATAACCTCTGGCGGGTCTATACTTGTAAGGTTCATGTGAGCCTTGAATTTTACTCCTGCCAGTTTTGCAATATGGTATAATGCCTGACTATCTTTTCCGCCGGAGAATGCCAAATAGAATCCATTCTCCGGGTCAAGTTCCAATGCCATTCTTTCACTCTTGCGAAGCAAGGTTATTGAATAATCTATTTTTGACTGTAAATTCATTTGTTTTCCTTTCTTTTATTCCGTTCCCGATTGTCTTCCGAAACACACATCTTGCACCATGATGTCTTTGTTCAGAACCACTCTTCATCCACTCCGACCTCTACCGAAAGCCAGTCCATGAGGAGGGTTATAAGGTTATAAATAGGTTTCATCTCACTAAACTTTTATCGCGTTGGCAATATTATCCGCATCCGACAGCTTTCTTACCAGCACATCAAACGCTGCTGTACACCGCTCTGTGTTCATATTGACCGTTTTCCCGATTTTCAAACAGTCGGAAGCAAGGTTCATCATCCTTGCCACATTTGAAAGCTTCAAATATTCCAACGTGAACCCGTTGAACCGTGCATCTTTCTTCCGAAGCTCTTTAATCCTTTCGTCAAACTGGATGCAGGCGTAATCACATAATGTCCTTGCAAGTTCGAACCTTGCAATCTCTGCGGAATGGGATATGCCGTTATCGTCAAGAACCTGCTTGAATTGCCAATACAACATATCCACGTGCTTGTTCACTTCTTCCGTATACTTGTCTTTGCAGTCGGCGAAAAACTCGCTCCGGTCTGAACCGATAACGCTGTTTACAGTACGCTCGTATTCCTTTCTTGCCTTATCGGCATCATTCAAATACCGCTTGAATGCCTGTTTGTAATAAGGCGTTCTCTTCATCGCATGCAGACACTCGATAACCTGCCCGCAACAGATGTCGTTCGTGAGCAGTATGTTGTAGGTGCACAGAACTACAAGGCTCTCATACTTGCTGATTATCTGATTTGCCGTGTCGGTAGTCATTGCCTTGCGTGTTCTGCCTTGTTCATACTCTTGTTTCTGCTCTCTGTTGCAAGCTCATCAATCATGCGCTGATACTCCAATTGTTCGATTTTCTTTTCAATTTCTATGTCCATGATTATTTACCGTTTGTTTCTTATTTGGATAAACCCTCGTTTTTCGCATTCCTTCAACAGCTCCATATCTTCATCCCTTATATCACATGGCGTCTCATGATTAACACTCATGTAATCCGATATGCCAAACTTTTTGCATATATCATAGTAAAAGCGTCTTTGCCTGCCTCTTGTCGTCCAACATATTGTAAGTCTCATACTTTATTGTCAAATTTATGTTTTCGCCAATACTTATAACTGGCGTACTCTCCACGTCTATCAAACATTATACGCTCGAATGTACCAACACGCCGCAATGCTTCGTTTGCGTACAGGTCTCCACCGGCTATCTTAGCTTTCAACATCTCAATGTACTCTTCCCGGCTATACTCTTCTCCGGTAAAAACATTAATTTTTTCTTCCGGCATTGAGTGTATCACTTCATCCCGCTCCTTATCGTAAGTGGCAAACCAGCTCATGATGACAGAACCGTCTATTTTGCCGTAAAATCCACCGTATGATGAGTTTTCCCTTGCCCGTTTAAAACAAAGGCAAACGTCCTCAATTCTGAAATAATAATACTTGTCAAGGATAGAGTTTACAATGGATGCTACTTGATAGTCATTCATATCCTCGCGGCTACGGCCGTAAAACAACAGAGTACCTTCTATGAACTTTACAAGAACCGCTTTTATGCAGGTTTCGTTATCTTTCCTCCATTGTGATAATTGTATGGGAGGTGCGTTTATCGCTTGGCTTATGGAAGTTATCTCATTACTGATGTTCTTGCAGATAGCAATCAGCTGCCTGGAAGATAGAACCGCTATTTCCTTGCTTGTTAGTGTGATTTCTGTTCCCATTGTCTTTTAGTGGAAATAACCCTTGGTAATTATTACTCATGCTTTGCTCTATTATTGCAATCATCATCTGCTTGTCACCTCCCGAAAGAGTTAATAGCTTCCGGTAACATGCCTCTGCTCCGGTCTGCTTGTATGGCTGCCCCCTCTCTTTTTTGTAGTTGAGCCAGTATATGAATATATCCTTATATTCTTCCTCTACGAAATAGAGGTCAAGTACCTCTTTCTTCCTTATTGAGTTTCTCCCGTCTATCCATGCTTTCGCTATTTCATTTCGGATTTCGGAAGGATATTTCAACGCATACTCTTCTGATTGCTGCTTTATTGTTTTCATATTAAAAAGTGAAATCCGGTATTTTATCTTCAAAATTATCGCACTCTTCAACCTCATTAGGCATAGGCTTTTGGGATATGCTAAATATCAGCTCTCTTTTCTTTTTACTGAATGTTCTGACTTTTGGATGATACATTACCTTGTTGTCTATATCGCATATAAATCTGCGGCGAGGTCTTACACTTGGAGCGAACTCATCATAATCACATTCATCAGGTTTATCGTTATATTCTATATCCTCTACTGTGAGATGCTTGCATCCTATACAATAAGACCTATTAACGGGGTTTCTCTTACATTTATCCTCATGTAACGTCATAGCTCCTTTATTGAGTGATATTTTATTGCAGTGTTCGCAATGGTACACTGTTCTTACGTCTGTTTTCATTTTTAGTATAATTGATTAATGTTAGCATGATATATTAGCCTCACGAACTAAGTTTGACGCAATATTGAATACTTTGTCAAGGAAATGGTTTCTTTCTGCAATTTCAAGCTTTGATTCGTCACGCCTTACTTTCTTATAGTTGTTTATTGATATGTGATATAGGTAATACAATTGGTTATATATCTTGTGATACACATCCCGAGTAGAAGTATTTGTCGCCTCTGCGTATCTATTTACCAATTGTCGGATATTGTCTCGTATCGACAATTGAGGTATTACTTCCGGTGATAACGATAAAGATAAAAGCAGCTTCCCATTTTCTTCCCGCTCTTTCTTCATTGCCGCAATTTCATTCTCTACATTTGAAAGTCTGCGTTCTTGCTCAACCATTAACTTTGCTTGCTCAAGAAGAAATTCTGCACCAGAAAGTTTTTTGTTTTGTTGTTCTTTCAATGCTTTCTCCATTGCGTTGAAAGCCGCGATATATTCTAATTTGAATTTAAGAGCCTTCTTGCCATTAAAACCCATTGTCAAAAGGGTAAACCCATCCCGATTCATTATAAATATCGGATATTCTTGCTTGTTTTGCTCATTAATATAAGTGCTCTCTACAAACATGGGGGTATCACCAATTTCGGACATACCCTCTATAAGAGTTCTTATATCACGCAAAACATGTTGATGTTCTTTTCCAAACTTTTCAGCTATCAATAAGCTGTTGGTTAATACTTGGTCGTTCTGGCCTTTAAAAACTAATTCATTCATAAATATTATTGTTTATTTTTAGATTTTGCTCAATAGAAAAGTTTCTCTCCCTTTTTTCGGAAAGTGAGGTAGCCCGATAAAAGGCTACCCAACACGATAAGTATTTCAATCATGGTTGTTACTTCTTGACTATCCCCGTTCTTCTGTATTCCGCCCACTTATCGTACTGCTTCGTCTTTACGAGGAAAGAGAAGCACGAGCATTTTAATTCAATCTCCCTGCGTTCGCTCCATCTTGTCCATTCGAGAAGTTTTTTCGTAAACTCCAGTTCCTTTTCGAGCTTTGCGATTTTCCGCTTGTCGGCTGCGCTTGATTTTACAACCTTTGGCGCAATCTCGTTCACCTTGTGAAAGACTTCACGGTACACGTCAAATACGGGGCGAACTTTGCGGGCGATAAAGTATTCTAAGCAGGAGACGGAGAGGTGGTATTCTATTGTCCTATATCCACCAGTAGCAGTTTTGCCATTTTGGGCTAAACATTGATAATCAATACCTTCAATAAAGTTTTCTTTTAAGGCTCTTGTTGCTTTCCCTTTTTCTGAATAGCACAGCATCCAGCAACTATCAAGATTTGCTGGATAGGGAAGATTTGATTTTGAAAGTTCTAAAATAGCTTTGAAATAGCGTTTGATTTCTTCGGTTGAAGAAGATAAAGTGAGGGCGTACGTTTCGTGTACTAACGTAGATTGTGGGGTACATATTGTTCTCCCATTCTCTAATTTTGTTTTCTTTGGCATTGTTGAACAAAATTTGAGTTATGTATAAAAAGAAAGCTGTCCGCTTCCCAATTTCTCGCCAAAGAAACTACACAAGATTAATGCGTAGCCAACAAGGGAATGCGAACAGCCTTTTATCTTTTCAGATATAAGCAGTCAAATGGATATAAAAAATCCACGTCATTAATCTTATGTCAGCTTCTTTGGCGTTGAAACTACCGCAAAGATACTAACTCAAATCAAAATGCCAAAGGAAAACGCCAAATAATTATAGTTCCCGTGAACAAACCCAATCATTCACGGGATTTCTTAACTTTGTGTCGTCAATTCAAAAATTAAGAATAATGAAAACTAAAGAATTTTACATCGAAAAAGCAAAAGAGCTTATTGAAAAGGCAAAATTAGTCAAAGGAGAATATGATGAAAACGATATTTTTAGCTATCCTGAAATGAAAGACCTTTCAAGAGAACTTATCCACCTTATATACTCTTATGACAAGACGCTTCCGCTATTGGATGAAGCAAAAGGACTTATGGAACTTTCTTTTTCGGGAATTTCATTTGATAATCATAAGTGTAAAGTTGACTTCCAAAAGTATCACACTATTTGTAAATATTTCATTCATTACATTGAGGAGCTTGCACCGGAGCGAGCGGTGCATTCTTAATTCCGTCTATGCAATTAATAAATCTGTCAGAAACAGAATTGTTTGTCAATAATTCTACGCTGTCAATAAACGATTGCCTTATTTTATCGGGGAGTGTTTTCAATGCTTCCCGATTTTTAATAGGCATTCCCACTATAGAGAGTGAAAAGGTTGATTTATCAATAATATTATTCCCTTCTTCTGGGATGTTGATTTTTATTTCTATTTCCATAACACTTGTATTTTTATTTTTCATTAAACACTAAATTTCTTTCAAATAATCAGTTACCACTTCTATAAACTCGTCAAGTGACCGGACAACGACATATTTAGCGCCGATACTTTCAAACTCCTTTTGATAGGCTTTCTGATTCTCCGACTGCCTGCCTGTTTTAGTCTTTAATTCCACCCCACAGAAAGGATAAAACTTATTCGGTATAAGAAGTATCAAATCGGGGAATCCTGCACGAACGCCCATCTGCTTGAACTTTGCTGCTTCGATTGCGTTGCGCTTTCCTCCATTAGGAGCATGAACCAGCCTTTTCTTCCATTTGGGATATTTCAAGTCCCAATATTTAATTATAGATTTTTGGAGAGAATCTTCTAAATGTCTCATATATATTTTACTTTAAGTTCAACATCCACCGGCTTATCTTTCATCATGGAGAAAGCATCGAGTATCCTCTCCTTAGTCAACTGGATAGGTCGGGTCATTATTTCACTTTCTATGTTTTCCAACGGTATCTTCTTTCCGTCATAGGTAATAAGAATCGCAGAAGTTATTACGTAAGGACTCATGTCTTGTATTGTTTCTTTATCTGCCTTGCAATCTTCTTGTTCAACTTACTTAGACGCTCTGCCTGCTTGCTGTCACCTCCAATATTATGAATGTCTGACTTTCGGTCTGCGATAAGCTTCTGAATGATTGCACCTTCGGATTTGGTTACTGTAAGTTTCATAATGGATTGTATTAGTGGGGAAGTTCCGAATCGAACAGAACACGTTATTTTGCTGGATGGTAAAGGATAATAAACTAATGAATAACTAATACTAATTTTAAAACAAAATAATTGGCAATCAAAAAGAATAACCGCCCAATACGTTCAACGCTACCATATTCCCCATTTTCTCGTCAGTCCCCGTATACAGTGCCATTGGCGTAATCCTGGTTGGGCTTGGCGAGATTGTATGGATAAAATTATTTCCCAAAAACACCTTCACAGGCTATCGCTCCCGGATAGGCGGTCAAGCCACACCGGGATAGTTAACTGTTAGCTGAAATTAAATCACTTAACCCGAACCTTTCACGGGACTTCTGCGTGAGCAGAGGGCTTTCGATTAATTATATCAAGTCTAAAATCTTTGTCTTTGCAATAGCGTCCAGCTTCATATCTTGAAGCCCCTGTTTCATGTATTCCGCTGCCTTTTTGTTGGCATCGTCCATGTCTTTTGCAGCTATTAGAACATAATACTTGTTCTCTTTTTCTTTCCCGTTTTCGTCTACGAAAATCTCAACAAGAGTAACCTTATAAAAGAACTCATCTTCCTGCTTCTCATTGACAATCTCACGTATCTTACTCCGGCTGATTGCGAAAACATCACACTCACCGTTGTATAGCTCATTGCCTTTCAATTCCACATGACCGAAAAGCTCATCATCGGTTATGTAATGTTCGGTGACTTCCTTTTCATCGCCTTTCTCGTTAACCTTGTTTACTTTTAGCTTAAATTCGTACAGCATGATATTATATGCTTATAGGTTACACATCAGAACGGAAGGTCGTCTTCCCCGTCGGTCTGTAAGGTTGGCGCTTCCACCGTAGCCGCAGCATTCCCGGAACCCTCAAACTCATAAGGCTTGAAGTCGCCCAGGTAAACCTTTGACTTGGCTTCTGCTTCTGTCTTGTTCGCATCCTTATACTGCTTTGATAAGTATTGTTTGCAGTAATGGGTATTGCCGTATTGGCTCGGCTCTCTACGCTCATTAATATTAACGTTAAGATAGACGGCTTTTGCTTTCAGGTTCTCGTCCATACTTACATAAAGGTCGTTTTCTTCTATCGGAATGACAACGCATTTCTTATTCTTGATTGTTGCTATGCCCGCTTTTTCGAGCTTTAGCAAATTTACGCTTCCGGTTAAATTCATTTTCTATTCTATTGTTTCTTTAAGTAAATACTTGGTCAAATCTCTATATTCAGCCCATTCAAGAAATGAGCGAAGCAGATTATAATTATCCTGCTCCATGCCATCGTAGCGATAGCATGTTATTGCAGGATCATAACGTTTCAACGGAATACCTCTGACATCATATCCATGCTTTTCTTTATCATATCCTTCAAATATGAACAAATCAAAATGAAATATATCTGCATTGAATAATTGGAGATAAAATTTCCATTGGCAAGAATTTATGTAATCGGCATCAATAGGATAAGAATATTTGGTTTTAATATCCCTAATTTCTACGCCATCTATCATATCGGCACATCCTGTTATAATAGCATTCCCAAAGTCCTTATAAAGGCGTATCTCATGAAAAGCATCAGGATGTTCATTCCTGTATGCAAGAGCGGCCTTACATTGTGGTATGTCAAGAATTATCTTGTTTCTCTCAATGTCAAACGCTCGTCCGCTTGGCATTTGTTCCTTTTGTTCTTTCCCGTAATAAAGAAAGGTACGCTCACCTGCTTTAACCTTTTCGCATTTCGGTGTACCTTCTTCCACTATTTTATGAAAAGCTTTTCCAATTCTCGTATATGTATTGCCTTCAAATGCACCTGATATACTGTCAATAACCGATTGTTCAGTTATCTCATAACTGGCGTAATCGCTTTGTTCTATGTATTTTCGGAATGCTTCCAGTTGTGTTACCCTAATAAGAGGAAGTTTATTATTCATATTCATATCTGAATCCCTTATATTTTGTTCCATGCTTTAGAGACCTCCAAACATCACGCTTGTTCAAACCATATCTTTCTGCTTCACGTAAAGAGCTAAACCTATTAACTGCTATTCCGTTACCGTCTATCTGTATAATAGGAATACTTGTTGCGTTTCTATTCTTTTGGTGTATATTGCCATATTTCATGTTATATTTTTGAGTACACCATTCAAGGTTTGAATATTTATTATTTCTTTTGTTCTCATCTTTATGGTTGATGACATTATACTCGGATGGATTAGGATTGTGAACAAATTGCAATGCTACTAAACGATGTGTTTTAGCATGTTTCTTCCTACCTAATTGAAAGGTCTCATATCCATGTGTATCAATTACAGGATTAAGAACGCGACCTTTATAAAATCGTCTTCTACCATCTTTATAAACCAACCACCTATCCAATGATTTTACTCTACCAAGGTTTGATACTTTGTAAAGCCCTTCAAACCCAACTACATCTTTCCAAACTTCCTCCTCTTCTTTCATGCTTTAATAAACATTTTTTTGTCCTTGTCGAATGCGTATCCTTTTGTAGCAAGATTTTTTTGCATTTCAGAGAAGAACGGCAATTGCATGATTTTAGGCAGTGTCTTGGTTGCTTCCATCAATGAGATAATATCTTCATCAGTCATTGCAGCCGCAAGTTGCTCTCGTATTGCTGCAAGCTGCTCGTTGGCTTTTGCTTGTGCTTCTCCTTTTCCTTGAATAGATATTTTGACTTTTGAAACAATGTCAGACATGCAAGTATCAAATTGGGTTGTGCCATAATCTGGAATAGTAACAGTTTCAAGCCCGGCAACATTTTTCCCTACAAAATTATCTAACGGAGCAAAAGATATACAGCGTTTACCATTTTGGATAAATACATATCCAACTTGATCTGCAATTCTAACAAGCAGGTCTTTAGATTGCCCGGTACAATCTGGAGAGTGCTTTATCACATCACCATCTGCAGTTTCTTTATCATGGCAGATAAATATTATATCAGAGCCATTTGAACGAAGAAAATTGACGAACTCTTTGAAATCTTCGCCCATCTGTCCGAAACGTTTTAAAGAATTTGTTTTTAACTTATAGTTGTTTTCAATGGCATATTGGCTCAAATAATCGTCAAGCATAGACTTGGCTGTATCAACTATAATTGTTTTATACTCTTTCATTGCTTCCCGCTCACTATCTATGTCTTTCCAGTTTTTAGCCATTATAGTATCACAACGCTGTACTGCTCGGTCTGCACCTCTGTCGCAATCAATCAATAAGGGGGTATCGGCTGTTGTAGCAACACTTGTTTTCCCACTTCCCGGTACTCCATAAAGTACAATAATAACAGGACGTTCAGGTAGAACGTCATTCTTTTTTACGATTGGCATAATTTTATAATATTAAGTTTAGCAATATCTTGATAGTCCTTGACTAAGGCAGATGTTCTTTCTTTCTTCTTCCAAGCTCTTTTCTGTATATCCAAATGAAATACGAGCGGAATATTGTTTCAGCCTTTTATTAGAGGCTTTTCTATCTTCGTTCAAGAGGTTTTCCTCTTTATTCTTTGAAGACTGTTTCACTTTATTTTCCATTGTATTTTGTTTTTAAACCGCCCGTACAAGGTTAAAGGGAAGCGGTGCGCACTTCGCTTCTCTCACGGCTTTTAGTACGGTAATAGCTCTGACCTTTTCTGCGGCTGAATTTGGTTATTTATATCTCCATTTATAAGAACCGGCTGATGCTCTTTCCCCTCTTGCGCATGCTGCTATAGTTCCTTGATTTATTTTAGTAACTCTGGAAGCCTCTCTTGTGCTTCCGTATTCTTGAATTGGCACTCCTGTTAAACTATATTGTATTATAACTTTAGATGAATGATTTAGACTGCCGAATCTGCCTAAATTAGGAGTTTTTTTTAACCCAATTCTATATGCGTGTTTTTGATTATCAGAGGAAGAACACCATTCAAGATTTTCTACTTTATTATTAAATTTATTACCGTCTCTATGATTAACTTGTGGAAGATTATTAGGGTTAGGAATAAAAGCTTTAGCTACAAGCCTATGTATAGTGAATCTATTCATTACACATTTTCTACTAAGACTAATATTTAAATAAAGAGAACAACTATTAGGCTTTAAAATTTTACTATGAACATGTCTTACTCCATTTATATGGTTTACATATCTGCTCACAGATTTTACTCTACCTAAACTGGATATTTGATATATCCCTTCATATCCAATTATATCTTTCCAAATTTCTTGTTCCATAATTTATTTTTAAGAGGAAGGAGACAAGGGCAGACGACCTTTGTATGCTTATCCTATCTGGATGTCTTTCCAAATGTCAATAAATTGTTTTGCCGAATATTCCGCAAGTTCGCGTGTTTTATAACAAAGGCGAGACCCGCTACCCGCATCCGCATACGCAACATCGTAACGCGAAACGTAGAAAGCGAAAGAGGAAGGAGACATAATGAAATAGGGATAATACTTGTTCTCATCCGAGTTATCCCAGTCTGCTTTCCAGCCTTCATTCAGAGCTTCCGTAATAACTTCCATTTTATATAACGCAATGAAATGCCTGCGCATGTCTTTGGGTAAATCTGAAAAATCAGGGACACCTTTTCTTCCTGTTTCTTCCATTGCGTCTTCAAACGTTTTGATTCTATCCATTACGTTTTGATTGGCAAATATTTCTTTGCCGTATAGATTTTCAAGCATCTGCTTTCCTTTATTGTCCGCTTCTCTCCAAGCCTTTAAAGCGTTCTTTTTATCTACATTTAAAGTCATAATTGTAAGTTTATAGGGTTATAGAATAAATTGTTTCCACAAATCAATGAATTGCTTCCCGCAATAATTGGAAAGCTTTTCGCTTTTCAAACAAAGGCGAGACCCGCTACCCGCAGCCGCACACGCAACATCGTAATACGAAGCGCAGAAAGCGAAAGAGGAAGGAGACCCATTAGGCTTGAACCACGGATACCAGCGTTTCACGTTAGCATTGCATACATTAAGTTTCTGACCTCCATTTAGAGCTTCCGTAACGATAGCCAGCTTTTGATAAGCAATATCGTGTTCCGTCAAGCCTAACTCCAATAGCTTTTTCTCATCGAGTGGTTCCCTTCCCAACTCGTGGCAAGCATCAAGGTAGGTTTTCACTCTTTCTGTAACGTCTTGTGAAAAGAAATCCTTTCCAAAAGATTCTTCCAATACTGTTTTTAATTCTTTTGAACCGCTCCGATATAGTTCACGGGCTTTTTGTTCACTTAATTGTAATGTTTTCATATGATTGTTATTAATTGGTTTCAAGAAAAAGCCGGACTATCTTCACAGACCGCCCGGCTACGACTAAACAAATACTTCATCTGTAGTGAAGATGTTGCGACACCCGGACTCGAACCGGGACGAGTTGTCAAGCTCCACACATCTAAGATTTGACATTCCTATCATAGAGTGCTGCGTCTACCATTCCACCATGTCGCAGTGTTTCCCGACCAGCACGTGGACGGGATTTGAAAAATACTCTAATTAACTCCTAATGCAAGGTTATGCCTCCACGGGGTTATCGTACTTACTATATTCTGATAAGATATACTCTTTTTCTTCATAATTTAAGGAATACGCTTTATCCATGAATTTTATTGCCATGTCCTCGTTGTTATCAGAAAGCGGATAGTAGTCGGAAGCAAATTTGTAAACTAACCATTCTAATCTCTTGTATTTTGCCTTGACTTCTTTAAGTCGGCTGTGTATTTCCGAAATAATTTCCGAAGCTTCGCCTAACTGCACATCATATTCCTCTTTGTCTTTCTGGGCTTGCTCTTTCAGTACCTTGTTCTGCGCCAAAAAACCGGAAATTTTGGTATAGAGTTCTTGGGAATACACAAAATCTGAATTGACAGAGAAATCGGGGCTGTTGGAATAAGAATATTTCTCTTTCTTGACAAGATACTTATAATCACTTCCTGTTTTACTCCAATCATATTCAACCTTACGCAGAGTTTTTGCATTTCGCAATGCTTCTGCAACCGCATTCGCTTCTTCTATGCTTGTAAAAGCAAAATCTCCAAGAAATGGAATGGTGAAAACTTTCAAATCACCCGGTTCAATATCAAACAGTTCAGGAGCCTGCGGCCTATCCATGATTTTAATGCCTTCCTCCATCATCCGGAGTTTTATCATTTTCTGTACATCTTCATCCGTTAATGCAAGGATTTCTTGCTCGGTCATTTCTGTAATTTTTTTCATATTGCTTGTTTTTTAAAATGAGTACTATCTGTTTTATCGTTCCCGTGAGCGTTCCGATGTTAAGCCTTACCACTCGCCTTAGGGTGAGCCACGGGATTATATATAATAAGCGTGTACGGGCGCCTTTCATTACCACCGCATACTTTATACCGATTTAAGACTGTATCGGACGCTTATGTTGTCTTTATGACCTTTGTCTCTTGCGATACGGACGCCCAAACCGCATACTCTTTACCGTAGGACATTTCGGTGCGAAGAGACAATCACGATAACCAAGCCTATACGGAGTCCCCGCGTTTCCGCTATCCGTAATCCTCGGTTATATTGAAATAAGTCTAAATATCAAATACTTAAACCTTATTTCACATTCAATACGTCAAAGAACTATGTATTTTGCTCCCTCTGCACGACTCGAACGTGCGACCTTCGCTAACCGGAAATTACCGGATACTAAACCTTCGAACAAGTAACCATAGCGATGCTCTGCCTGTCTGAGCTAAGAGGAAGGAGCGTTGTTCACACAACGCGGTTTTAATAGTCAAGACTGTCGTAATACTGCTTGTTACTCATATACTCGGATACTACCGCCGACCGTGAGCTGTCGTTTATCCGGCTTCTGATGAAGTCGTACTTATCGGAACTCATGCCGGATAATACATCATCGTTGTATTCTACACGGCTGCTGTATATACATCCCGCCATGATTGCTATTATTAGAGCAATCCGAAGAGCAAGTCGAGAGGCTCTGTTTAAATCGTAGGTTTTCATATTAAAGATGATTTAATGATTCTATCTTATTTCATTTATATCGTTTTGGCGGTAGAAAACCTTTCTACCTATTTTGATAGGGACGAGATACCCGTCTTTATTCCAACGATTCAATGTGCATCGGGATACGTTTAGGGTTTCTGCAACTTCCTTAAGAGGCACAAGGTTGTCGTTGTTACTTTTCGATACACCCTCCTTTAACTCTTGTATAGCCTGCTGGATTGATGCATCTATTGCATTCTTCAAGTCCTGTGCGCTAACTATGAAAAGTAGTTGGCCGGAAGAGTTGCTTCTCATTATTTCCCGAATATCCATAGCTTTATCTCCTTATTCTTTTCTGGTTACTTTAAAATATTTGGATTCTTTCCCCGCCTTTGCCTTTTCTTTTTCTAATTTAAAAGAGGCTACACCTTCTTTTTTTAGATTTGAGGCAGTAACTTTTATACTGTTATAGTTCATTGGAGGATTTTTAAATATCTCCGTATCTCCAACTCTAATCGAAAGCAGGGTTTCTCTGACTTTCACTAATTTAGGTATGCTTTTTCTTCTTTTTTTTATGATTATATTATCCATAAACATTAACTTTGCATCGGTTAATTAATTAACTGATTGACGATGCAAAGATATGTATATATTTTATATACACAAAGAGTTTGCATATAAAATATATACACAAAACATTATTTAACTATTGAGGCTTTGAGTCTGTTACTATTGTATATAGATATATAAGTGATAAAAGAGAAGACTGTAGCTCTGAAAGAATTTATTTTAAGAATTATAGTTTAGATTATTTTTTGTAACGAAGCTTTGTAACAACTTAGTTCTTTGATTTATTGTACAATTGGTTGTTATTCAAATTCAAAGGATAGCTGTACTTTCACTTTTTTAAACCTGTCATTTGGAAGGTTGTGTAATCGGACTATATCATTCATGGAGTTTGTACACATGGAGTCAACCATTTCATTGTATTTGTCTCCATTATGTCCTTTTACCCAGCGAAAACATACAGAGCTAAGTGTCTTTACCCGTTCGTTGTATTTGATTATCAAATCTCTGTTTTTCTTCGGCTTCCAAATACCGGAAAAGACGTTGATTGCATATTTGCTGTCTGAATACACGGTTAGATCAGAACCTTCGGGGACGGAACAAACAGCGCTTATGATAGCAAGCATTTCCATACGGTTATTGGTCGTATAAAGAAAGCCCTTTGAAGCGGTTTTTACAACTTCTCCCCTATGGATTATCAGATAGGCTGAACCTCCCTCTCCATACACTGATGTGTTTTGACATCCTCCGTCTGTATATGCTATATATTTACTCATTGTCTTGGTATTTTATATATTAAATTATCACGCACGTATGTATTTATATACGCCATGTAATCCCATTCTCTCTGTAAATAATATATGTTCCCAAAATAGAAATATCATAAATAAGCAGCGTTAATGGGATTATCAAACGGATTTTCATAAACAGGATGTTTGGACACTTTGAGATTTGATGATTCAACACGCTTCTTGTGATTATAAATAACGTGCTTATATTTCTCGGTAGTCCCTCTGTCACATATAGAGTAAGAACAAGGAATGACAATCCATCCGCTTCCGTCTTTGGGGTTATAGATAAAATGTTTCCTTCCCGTTCTTTTGCGCCACTCTTCAACGGTGTTGGCATTCACGGTATGGATAACCATTTCCCCGTGCGCCCTTGTCTTGGAGATTACTCCGTTTCGGAACATTTCATTCATCAGTCTGTGTGCGGTACTTTTGCTTGAACCGGATATATTTCCAAGTTTGCGCAAAGTCAAATCCTTGGTAAGGGCACAACGTTTTTGTTTCGGTTTCCCGTTACTCTGCGGAAAGTTGTCTCTATCAATAGAATTGACTGCACAAAGAAGCATAATACAATTCAGCTCATGCACAAGCATGCGAATTGAATATTCCTTCTTATTCAGTTTATAGCAATAATCAGAGGTGTAAATAAAAGGCATACGCCCTATTGACCTTTTGATTTCCTTGCTTTTAAAAGTGTTTGCAAGAAAGCTGCCTCCTTTTACGGAAAACAGAAAACTGTCGTTTAACGCTCCGTTAATAAGGCGTTTGGCTTTATCGTGAGAAACATGAAACAGTTTCATCACTTTATAAGGGGTTACATCGGTAAGTACAGAATTTGAATACAGACACTTGATGCCAATAGCAAAGGCAAGCAATTCTTTTTCAGCCTTGCTTGCCTTGTATCTTTTGATTATATCTATTGGTATATTAAGTATGTCCATTGACCGATTGTATTTTATATAAAGAATGAATCCCGTAATAGGTAGCAGCTATCACAGGATTCATCTCATATAATTATCCCGAAAGGGGTAAGTATAAACAATGTCAATCGAACAACTGCTACTTGTTACGTGTACAAAGATATGTATATATTTTATATACACAAAGAATTGTAATTTAAAAAATATATATATGGATAAAGATAATGATTTGTTACGTTCAGAAAGATTTATGAATGTTGTTAAGGCTCTGAATTTAAGTAATATGGAGCTTGAGGAAAAATTAGGTATTAATAGAGATTTAAAATCGAAAATTTCTACAGGAAAGCAAAACGCGTCTATAGATAAAATAGTCGCACTATGTGAAATATATAAGGTCAATGCAAATTACATTCTTGTAGGCGAAGGCAATATGTTTCTTGAAGATAGAATAGAATTAAATGGATTGTCTACAGTCGACGTAGAAGATTTTCCATCTCCGGAAACTGCTGAATACTGGAAGAGAATGTATGAAACGACAGTAGTTATGTATGAAGCGCAATTTGAGGATTTGCAAAGGCGATTTAACGCTCTGAACAAATCTGTGGAAGAAATACAAGACCTATTCAGTGTGAGAAGAAAGGCTGTTTAATATATATGTTTACAAACATGTTTTGAAATAAAACCTTTTCAATATAAAATTTGTTGATATTTTATTTCGACAAGACACAATTTATTAATTTGAAATATAATGAATGAAAATGTAAATCTAATGATGAAGCACATGCTCCGTCTTGCAGAAGCGTATGAAAAATTACTTAAAGAAGTTGTACAACTGAGACAAGAAGTCGCAATACTGAAAGGCGGAAAGGTAAAGGAAAAGAAAATTTATAATATGAAGATTTTAGGCAGCCAAGTTGGCGGAAGTTAATAATGTGCTTTATTATTTGATTTATATGTTCCGTATAAATTATTAAACAACTACATAAATTGCAAAAACTTCTTTTGTATGTATTGCTAAAAATGTTTTATTAGACATTATTCACAAACAATTAAAAAACATATAATTATGGGAAATGTTGCATTTTTTACTTCAATCATTATTATTGCATTTGGAATATTGCAAATCATCCTCTTCTTCAAAGTATGGGGAATGACTAATGATGTAAGAAAAATAAAGAATATACTCGAATTAAATATAAAACAACAACAAGATACTTTGAATCATAACACTAACATTGCTCCTTCTTTTTCCGTAGGAGAAGTGGTTACATATAAAAAGACGCAAGAAAAGTTTATAATTAAGAGAAGAGTTACAGAAGATTTATTTGAATGTTCTTCTCTTGATACGAATACCAGCTACACACTAAATAGAAACGAATTACAAAAATAAATAGGATTTTGCAAAAAATAGCCGCCAATACTCATGGCGGCTCATTGTCTTTATCTGTTAATAGTTATGAAATCCCACACGTATTATTATTAATAATACACTGTCAAAAATGTTTTATTAACAATCAATGTATAATTACGGAAAAAATTACTTGTTGCTTCTATTGTTATTATTATGTTTGGAATATTACAAATAATTCTATTCTTCAAAATATGGGAAATGGCTAATGATGTAAGAAAAATTAAAAATAAAACTGTTAATAGTTTTAATGAAGCTCATAAACAAATTATACTTGGAAATAAAGATAGGGCTTTTGAAATATATCAACGCTTATATGTTGAGAAATTAATTAAGATTTCTGAATTAAAGCTGTAGATACAAGTACAATAATAATAGAAAATTTTGATTAAGGGATAGTTTAATGGCTAAAATATATCATTATACCTCTATTGAAACACTTGCTCTTATTTTGAAATATAAAACAATTCGTTTTAATAGATTAGACCAAGTTGATGATTATGAGGAAGCGTGTTATGGGTCTGGAGATTTGAACCTTCATTTAGGGCAATATTGTTTTGTTTCATGCTGGACAAGAGAGGATAAAGAGAACTTGTCATTATGGAAAATGTATACAGATTACAAAGGTGTTAGAATAGGTATAGATGAAGATATGTTTGTAACATATCATGCTTGGGGAATTAAAACCTATTTTGATACCGAATTTTATAGAATTGGCAAAAATTGCGTTGCAATCTCATTTCAAAATGAGGTAAAATTATATGATGTTAATTATGTTGATAATCCAGAATCAGAAATATATAAACTCGTTGAAGTAATAAATGGTAATATGGTAAGTACACAAACAGCCCAAATTGGGCTTTATAAAAAGAAAGAATGGGAATGCCAAAATGAAAGTCGTTTTAAAATAGTTGTATTACCATTTGATGAGAAAATGAAAGTTGATAGTAATGTGACAGGCTTCGAATCATTACTGATATTATTGAATTCGATGCGGTTGTCTATGCTCAAAGAGGTATCCGTAAATGTTACGAATATAGATATTCCATTGAATGTTAATAAAATAAAAGAGATGGAAGTGATGTGTGGCCCGCAGACTACAGAAGGCGAAAAAGAGATAATAAAAAAACTACTTCAAGATTATCCCACAATTGAGATAAAGGATAGTTATTTTGATGGGAAAATACGTAAAAAATGAATATAGATAAAAGTCTCGTATGTATAGAAGCTATTTGTAGCACTTTTCTTGCAGCCCGCCAGCCCTATTGCTGGCGGGACATCTAATGTGAAACGTTGGTCAAAACCTCAACGTGCGTCTATGCTTGTTTATGTGGCAATGCATTTCCTAATCTCTTCTTCATTTCAGCTATCGAATTATCCAAAGAAGCAATCATTATTTCATAATCTTTGTGTG